ACCCGATGAAGTTTGTAATTCTTGAATAGGCACTTTACCTCTGTTTATATCACCTTCTTGAGTCATTGATCTACCTACAATACTACCAGTTTGAAAATACATGTTTAATGCTTCGGCTGGATTATAATTAGTACCATTACCTAAATCAACTTCAGCTAATCCATCAACATCAACAAAAACACCATCTGGCACCATTCTTGATAATACTTGTTGAAGCTTTAAATGTGTTAATTGTATCATATCAGCAAAACCAGTTATACGACTTACTGTAGACTCAATCATGCCTTTATATAATTTAGGAGCACAAATACAGTAATTCATATTAACTCTACTAACATTAGAGTTAGGTCTAGTCATATTTTCAGCTAACTTCCATTCTAGCATCATGTCGTGTCCTAATATTTTAGCGCCAGTATATAAAACCTCAATAGCTCTACCTACTCTTTCAAAATTATCATTTGCAGGAGGATTAAATGAATCAGGTTTTTCTAATGCTTTTTCTAACCCTTGCTCTGTTTGTTTTATTTTAAAAACCTGGTTACTATATGTTTTGTATTCAAAATATAAAACTTGTACTTGATTATAAGAGTCTTGTTGAGCGTAAAAATTTCTAGTATAATTAGCATCTCCTGGATACTTTTGTATTACTTCTAGTTCTTGATCTGTAAGCCAAGGAAATTGTTTTTTAACCTCAACTAAACTCATTGATTTAACTTCTCCTACATAATATATGTCTTCAAAATTAGGATCATCTGTGTAAGAATAAACTAAATTAGCAGGATCTACATAATCTATATCTATACCATTTGCTAAATTAAATGTGGTTTTTGTAGCTCCTATTCCAATTACAGTTAAATCTTCAATAACTCTTCTTTTTACAAGTTCATACTTATTAGCTTGTAAAACATTATCTATAGCTTCTTCTTCTGCTATTTCAATAGACTGTTTATAACTTAGTTGCATGTGAAGATCTAAATCCTCTTGTGTTTCTGGAATATTGTTTGGATCTGCAGAATTAAAGAAATTTAAACCTGTTGCTTCTTTTGTAGCTTGTATCATTTCTTTAGCGTACATGTCACGCATTATAGCATCAGCATACTTTGTTCTTTGCTTTAAAGATTCGGGATCTTGAGCAAAAGCTTTTATATCAAAAATTCTTTGAGACATACCGTTTACTATTATATCTACAAATTTAGGTATAATAGGCACTGGCTTCCAATCTAAGTTAAGATAAGATAAATCACCATTCACTGCTAATTCATCTTTATATTTTTGAACTGGTTGTTCACCTCTAGCGTACAATCTAAGTCTATGAAAATTCAACCAACTATTCTGGTATCTATTTCCCATGCCTCCTCTATCTCCAGAGAACCATTCACCTTCAATAGCTCTACCAACAGCATAACCATATTCCATTGTTTGCTTTTCCGCGTCTGGTACCACCTGACTAGGAAACGAGCCTGCGTAATTGTATGTTATCATTTATTTTATTATTTTTGAAATATATCCTTTGTTATTGAATCTTTTAAACCCTAAAGGTTTAGGAGTAACTTCTTTTTGAAATATAGGTTTGTACATGTTTTTATTACAACCCATAATTGCTAAACCTGAACTAATAGAAGCATCATGTTTTGTTCTATTATTAATATCAAATTTAGCCCAGTCTTCTAATGTTTGTTGAAAATATATATCACCATATTTTCCACCTAAATTACCAACGTAAGTTTCTATATATGATTCAATAGCAGCTGCGTGAGCTTGTTTTATATCTTCACTAGAATTAGGTATACCACCTATTTCTCTTTCTGTAACAGATAATTTCATAAAAAGCTTATCTGGTCTATTCATTGAAAAACCTCTATATCCTCTTCTTTTAAAATGATATAGTAATCTAGGTTTATTGTTTTCTGCTAATATTGGCATGCCATAAAAAACACAAGCCATTAAAACATCTTCAAAAAATATTTCAGCAGTTTGTGGTCTTGATATATATTCTAAGAAAAACATATTTGGTGGTACATTTTCCATAGAAAACTTAGTAAGTCCGTGTAAAGATCCATTTGAACCTCTTGAATCTACTGTTCCTGATATATCATAAGGGTCGCAACCAAAACACCCTGTATGTTCATTTCCAGGATACCTCACCCCATTTTTCATTACAACATTGTTTTGTAAGTTTATAGGTGGCACCCAAGTTATATTAAACCTACCATTTTCATTTGGTTTAAATATAACTTTTGTATCTTTTATTCCATGTTCCCATTGAAAAGAACCTTTAGTAACCATTTTGTAACTACTACAATCTTCATTAAAATCTATTTGTTCATATATTTTAACTAGATTAAAAAGTGATGCTTTTGATTCATCTCTAAAAGCATGTTGAGTAGTTCGTGGAAATTGTCTATAAAACTCGTTTAATCCGTTTTGATCTTGTTTTAAACCTTCGACTTCATTTTCCCAGTATTCAATAACTCCAAGTTCAATTTTATCGCCTCTTGGTCCAGTAATCGGTTTTTTAGGTGTGTCGAACACAGGTAGTCCATAAGTATCAATGTATCCTTCGTAATTCCATTCCATAGGTATGAACAGACTATATAATCCCGAACGAGTCTGTCCGTTGGCGTTTCGTTTCGTAACATCTGAATCATCATATAATTTTTTAAAGTTATCACCTCCTTTGTCTAACGAATTACTTGTTGAACCCATCATACACTTGCCAATAATTCTACTACCTAACCTTAATGTGGTTTTAGTTACACGCCAGTTATTTAATATATTGTTTGGCTTTTCCCATTTACCACTTTCATCATGTACTAATAGTTTTAGTTTTTCACCGTCATAACTATTATCACCTGTATTTTTCCAGTCTATTGTTGTGTCAAGACCCTGTAAGTCTTCAACAGTTTCATTATTTTCAAGTTTACGTCTAGTGAATTTACTAGCAGGAACTCTATAAGCTAATTCTGTTTTAGGTCGATCCATACCGTCTTGAATCGGTTTAAAAAAGAAAGGGTAGTTAACTGATATAGGTACTACTTTGTCAGTAAACATTTTTTTAGCATCAGGACCAGTTTTAGATAATATACCGTAACGCGAGTCACTTGATATTGTAGCTAAATTTACAACTTCTCCGGATGCCATGAAAGAGAATCCGGAACGACGATTTTTAAGGTAGCACATTCCGTAGCATCTTGTATCTGCTTTGCAAGCTTCCCAGAATAAGAAGAATAATCTATTGGCTTCTCTATAGTCTGGTGCCCCAACGTCAATTTTACTCCACTGCAAGTACATATAATGAGTACCAGTAATATAAGTAGGAATATCTTTGTTATAAAACCAAAAACCCTCTTCCCTACGTGTAAACTCTGTATCAATATAGTCATACCATTTTTCTTTAAAATCTTCTGGATATTCTTTCCAATCAAAAACAGTTTTTATTTTACTTAATGCTTTAGGATATTCAGTTTTTGACCATTTATTATTATCAAACTTATATACTTTTTCTTTTACAGGTATAGCTATTTTTAAACCTTGTATTTCGTATATATCTCCTATTTTACCGTTTTTACTTATAACAACAATATCGTGTTCTTTATTGTAACCGTACTCCCACTTTTTATTTTTATTATTTCTTTTTAATATATGTGGTTGTATATAGTTTTTTAAAACTTTATATAAACTCTGTTCGTACATTACTTAGATCTTCCTTCAGCAAAACCTTTAAAAGTTTTTTCTTTTTTAACTTCTTTAGGTTTGTCATTTAACATGTCTTCTTCTTCTTGTATACGCTTGAGTATTTCAAATGCATCAAATATAGCTAGTTTTTTAGTAGCTGCTGCGTTTTTTAACCTGTCAGCACTTATATCATCTTCTGAATCAACAATTGGTTCTTTTGCAACTTTTATTAATTCATCTACTGCTACTTGCCCAGCTTGGATTATATTCTTCTTGGTTTCCTTTATTTTCATATTTAATTACAATATCATTAGATTTCATACAGTATAACCTTTCACCATCTATTATAAACTCCCATTCACCATACGGCGTATAACCTACAATATCTCCAGGGTTTATTTCTTTATCTTTTAAAGAATTATTACCATATTTTAATACTCCTATAAGGTTTTGTTCTTTATCGTTTGTTAGAGATGAATTATTTTTTAATGGTTTTACAAAACACCTGTCATTAAAAGTAAACCAAATATTATTGTTTTTGTATAAATATATTTGATCAGGTTGGCAGAAGTATAAGTTATCTTTAAACCAGGCTCTACCTTTTTTTTGTTTACCTTTAGTATCATAAAAAACTCTAAAAACATTTTGATGTAAAACAACTATATCTCCTACGCTTATACCTGTATAATAGGCTAATGGACAAGATTTAACTATAGCTTGTCTATTAACAAATTTCCAAGTTTCAACTTTATTGTTAAGTATTAACTTTTTATCTTCTACTTGAATCTCATTGTTATATGTTTCACCTAATGGTTCTACGATAAAATCATATAAACTTTTCATTAATACTCTAAATCATATTCAACAGATATTGCCATGTTAGAGTTAAACTTTTTCCATGGTAACACCTCGTTGTTTTTCTTTATATATATATTATAAGAGTTGTCCTCGTTGTCTAGTATTATATAGGCTATTTCATGTCCTCCATATACTTGTTGACCAACAGCATAATGCATTGCATCATTTTTATAATCAGATCCAATGCTTATTTTTCTTATATTACTTTCCATCTTTATCAACAACTTCATTTTCTGTAAAAGAACCATCTTTTAAATCAATTGAAATACTTCCATATTTTTCATTTAATTTATTTTTTTGTTCTTGTATAAGAGTATCATTTTCTTTGAAGCTTTGCAATAAACTCATTTTTTGAGCTTCTAAAGATCCTACGTGCATAGCTAATTGATTAGCTTTAGTTGTTAGTTCTGTAATATTTTCGAACTCTTCTTTTGTTAATTTATTATTTTTCATGATTTAATTTAATTTGATTATTAATTGTTGTTTTTATTACACTCCGTATGTGCCTCGTGAAGCAATCCAACTTGCTTCGATTTGTGCATCCGAAATTGTATCATTGAATATTCCAAACTCACCGTAATGACATGGATTGTTTTCACCAAAGTTGGCTGCGTTACCTAGAATAACATTTTCAAATAAGAACTCATCTATATCTAAACTACTTCCTGATTGTTCTATGTATAATCCTTCAGCAGTCACAGGAACTGTATTTCCTGTTCCATCACCGTTTTGATAATCCCAAGCTGTCGTTGTAGCTGGTGCAGCTGGAGGATTTGCTTGTGCCCAGTCATAAGAGCTTTTGCATCCTACTGTCAACTTAACACTTCCGTCATTAGAACCTGTAGTTGTAGATGGAAAGAATTGTAGCGCCATAAATATCCAATCGCTTGTTAAGTCTGCTCCACCTGTTCCACTATAATTTATTAACGAAGGATAACCAAATATATAGTTAGGTGAGAATAATAAGAAACTTAAGTTGCTCAAATAAAATCCTTGATCAAATGCAGCGCCTGCTTGAGTTCCAAGAAAATCGAATATACCACCAAATGTTTGGCTTAGATATGGTCCTTGCATGTATCCAATAAACGTAGACTTAGTTGTTATTCCTGAAGATAGAGCTGAACCTCTTGTTATCGCGTTAGCGCTGTTACCCATTGACCAGTAAGCTGGATCAGTAGCAGTTGCAGGAAAAAACTGAAAGTTAGTTGTGTTACTAGATATTTGTAAGTCTCCAATAGTATTGCTTGAAGTTAGGTTTGGTACTGTAGCTCCTGATGACACGTTACCTTGAGTAGCTTGATTAAATGCTGCAGGCGTATAATATCCAACAAGATTTGTTAAAGGGAAATTTATATTAGGTGGATATATACCTTTAATCATGTTTTCAAATTTTTGCCAATAGAACGTGCTGTTTCCACCGTCATATACCCATTGCCATAACACAGGGTTAGTTCCACCTAAACTTGTATTACCGTTTGTAAGTTTGCTAGTAATGCCAGCACCACTACCAGCATCTTCTTGTGGTAATTTATAGTTTGAAGAAGTTGTTGGGTCAAACACTACATATCCTGTACTGCCATCAGGAAAATCATTTGCGTTAGCAACTGTTATTTTATTTTCAGATAAAGTAAGATTAACGAGAATGTTTGGTCCATCTGTAGCAAAATCCCAAGAGATAGTGTCTCCACCTGTTTTTGTTACAAAAGCACTTGATCCTCCACTAGGAAGATCTATTTCTACTACACTACCTGTAGCAGTTACCGCTAATGCTTTAGTTGCTGTTCCAGTTTTTGTACCAGAACCATAATCACTGAATGTTACATTTGTTCCTACTTTAAAATCCGTTGCTACATCTAAGTTTGCAGTTGGTGAAGTTGTTCCTAAACCTACAAAACCAAAAGCGCTTACATATATATTAGTACCTAAAACACCTGCATCATCTGCATTTTGTATGTATAAGTCTTGACCACTAGGATTTATAGTACTATCTAGTGTGAATATTTTAGCTCCAATTACTGCAGTGCTAGTATCATCTACACCATTAAATACAACTGCTTGACTACCTACGCTTGGTCCAGCTCCTGTAGCAGCTAAGTTTAAATCTCCAGTTAGTGGCTTAGTGGCACCAGCTGTTAAAGGTAAGAAAGGACCACCTTGTAATGTTATCAAACTAGACGCTAAATTAGCTGGTGTTATTTTTGCGTTGTTTGCGCCTGCATAACCTACTATATCTGTAAAGTTATTAATATCCGCTTCAGCGGTAAATTGTGAAAATTTTATATTTGCCATTTTGTTTTATTTATTCTTTGACCATTAAGTCAGCGTTGTTTTCTGTTAACATAAAGTCTACTCCATTTTCTAATATAATGAAGTCCCCAGCTGGTGGAGCGGTACCGCTACCTTGTGTTATTGGTATTGCGTCAATTGCTAACGCTAGTGCTAGTGATAGAGGTGATCCCATTTTATCTTAGTGCTAATATGTCTGAAGCTGATGTGCCTGAATTAAGTACTCTTATTATTTGTAAAGGAACATATGAGTTATTGCCTACGTTTTTTAATACTACAGGATCTTCACTTGAAGCCGGTATAACTGTTAAATCTCCAGCTGTTCCTACAAACAAACTAAATCCTTCATTTCCAGCTTTTAAATTATTAACACCTCCATTACCTCTATATATATCAAAAGCAGCTCCACCACCTGTTAATCCTGGTGCAGATAAAGTAAGTTGAGTATTACTGTCAACGCTTTCTACTTGAGCCACAACACCTGTGCTTGGTTCGTATACTACGTCTCCAATTGATACTTTATTAAAATAACCTGTTCCTGCTGGATTAGTTTGTCCGTCTAAAAATAACGTTCCTGCTGGTGCTGTTAAAGTTGTTGCAGCTCCATTGTTAGTTCCACTTAAATAACTTCCTGGCTCAGGAATATTTATAGCATCGTTAGGAATAACGTTTACTGCTTGTGTTGGTTGATTACTTGCCATTTTTATTTTTTGTTAAATATATTACTTGCCTTTTCTGTTGTTCGTCCGCCAAAATAGGCTAAGACAACAGCCATCATGACCTTTTCAAAAGTATCGTTCCACAATTCATTTATATGAAACGGTATAGTTTCTACGCTGTCTAAAATACCAGCCAATGAAAATATACATATACACCATACTAATACTAGTGGGCGTACGTTTTTTGACATCCATGAATCACTCATAGAGTCTGCTTGCCATCTTGATGTTATGGCTTCTATTTCTTTATTTTGTTGTTCAAAAATTATTTGTTGTAATTTTACTTTATCTTCAGCAGGAGCGTCAGATTTAGTAATAGCTTCAATAGCTTCTTTTGGAGATGTAACACCTTGTAATACATTACCTAATGTAGGGTTTATTACAGATGCTGCGCCAAACAATAGTTGACCAACAGTTGTATCTTTAAATTTTTTTTTACTCATCTTTTATAATCACTTGATTTACAGTGTTTTTACTTTTTCTTTTTAGTTGCGTTTATTACTACAGGTTCTGAGCCTGATCCCATACCTCCACCAGCATCATGTATACCATAAAACTCTTGCATAAACTCTTTATCTTCATCTGAAATATAATCTTGATACTTGTCAGGTGTAAAAAAGAATTGATCATATGTTTTAAAACCACCTGCGCCACCTTGATCACGTGAAGCTCTACTTAAAAGCTGAGCTTGCATATAACCTCTTTTTGCTTGATCTTTTTCTTCTTCAGTTGCGTTTGGATTATTTTGTTCCCATTTAGCTAACCAACCACCTTTACCAAGTGTTTGATAATCGTTAGCATCCCAAACACTCATATATGGTAAATTACCTTTAGTACTTACACCAGCTCTCATACCACCCATATCAGCACCTAAATAACCTCTACCTAAATTAATATTTTCTTCTCCTGTGCCGTAAAAAGTTTTACCTTTGTATAAATCTTTAAAGTTTTCTTCCATAGATTTATTAGGATTATAACCTGAGTCTTTTAAATTACCTCGCTCATCATAAGCTTCAGTACGACGCATAACGTCAGCTAACGCGTATGGAAAGTTTTCTCTATATGTTCTTCTATCAAAATTAGGAGAATCTGATTCTAAAGCCTCTGGTTTTATTAAACCATCTCTACCGTATAATTCATAATTACTAGTAGTATCTACAGCATCGATGCCTTTGTCAAATTCATCACCTTTAAGACTATAAGTTTTCATCCAACTATAATCATCTGACTTAGGTGCTTCATCTTGTACTTTAAACAAATCTTTAGAAGATAAAAATTGATCAGCTAATGTTGGACCATCTTCTGATTTCCAACCAACTTGATCTGAACCTGTATAGTTTTCGCCACCTTTAATGTTCTCAATTATTTCGTCCATACTTACTCCACCGCCTTTACCACCAGATTTAGCCATCATAAATTTAGTAGCACCTTTATATGCTTCATTAATTAAAGGATATTTACTAGCAACCTTACCTATAATAGGATTATCATATAAAAACTTAATACCTCTATCCATTAAACTAGGATTAGACATTTCTATATCAGGTTGCATAGAAATACTAGCATCATATT